AGACATTCTTTTAAATGGCTTTCTATCAAAACCAAGAATCTCAGTTCCATTTTGTGATTTTGTGTAATCTACTTTTGTGTTTGTCATTTCGACTCCTTCTTTATTTGTTTCATTCATACTTAATTACACCATAATCTACGATTATATGCAAGTATTTATAGTGATTTTGACTATAAATAAATTCTAAAATCCTCAATGTTTATGGGCTTTTTTTTTTTTTTTTTAATTATTTAAAAAAAATTATAGAATTGTGCCACTTAAAGAGAGCTTTTTATACCCTTTAAGTAGTGTTTGAACATCAGGGTCAATCTTTGTAAATAGCTCGTGAACTCCTGTATTGACATCTCCATAAGTATTGAATGGAGTGTCTTTTCTTTTGAAGTAGCGAAGTGCTTGTATCAATGTTGCAGTAGTAATAGCTTCAGGCACAAAGCTGAAACCCCACTTCGCAGTTATCTGAACATTGTTTTTAATGGTTGGGTCTAATCTCTCTGAGCTTCTTGTATCAAGAATTGTAATTTTATTGTATGGCTCATAATAGAAATCACTACCTGATTTTTTGATAAGTCTTGGATTACTAGGCTCAACAATAAAATCTGTGTTAATGGTTAAAGTTTTTTCATAAGTTCCGTCATCATTGTCATCTAGTTTAACAATGAGACCTGTTGTTGTAGATATGTCAGGTGTATCGAGATATAAACTATTGTTTGGAGTAAATACTTTGGCAACTGCTGATTCATCTTGATAGAATCTTCTGCCACATATCTTATCTATTAATCTACACGCTGAGTCAATGGCAGTATCAATATTGTCGTCTTGTGCCGTTCCTGATAAACCAATGTAAGCCTTAAATGTTGTTTTATCAACATACTGAGTATGTGCCACTTAAGACCTACTTTGCTTTATTTTCTTTTGGTTGTTTTGCTTTTGATTCTACGAATTTAAGAGCTTTGTATTCTGCTTCAGGCATTTCCCAACCTGCTCTTGCAACAAGTTTTCCTTTACGCCAACCTTTAGGCATACCGTCAGCAGACTCTTTACAAAGTCCTTCTTCATTCATATAAATATCTTTTTTAATTTTCATTTTATCCTTTTTGCTTGATGTCTCACTCTCATAAGACGAATGAGACATCAAAGCCATAATCTAATTTCTTAGAAGTTTGTGATTGTACAGAAAGCAGTTGCACGATAGATTGGGAAACCTAATCTAACGGTTGCTTTCATAACCATAATATCTTTTACGAAGTTTTCATCGTGGGAATCAGACATAGCAACTTCCATACCTTGTCTTGCGACAATATGACAGGCTTGTCCACCACCGAAAACACCTACAATCGCAGTTCCTGCTGGTCTAGTTGTATCTAAGACTACAGGTAATCCCCATAGTGTTTGACCAACTGCACCACCGAATTGTCCTGCACCAACAAATAGAGGGTTTAAGCTACCACTTGTTGTAACTGCATTAACTTCGGTAACAACTTGATACCAATCAGAAGGGTGCATAATGATTGCGTCAGGACTTAAGAAGCTATCTTTTTGAATTTCTGTGATTGCTTCATAAACTTGACCTACTCTCTTAAGGTTTCCTGAGAATGATGAGAAATCAAAAGTGTTGATTCCTGATTTGTTCAAGATACCTGTTAAGTTAGGTGCTGAGCCTGACCCTGCAAGTAATTGGTCTCCAACTGTAAGATTAACCATAGTTCTTAATCTTGAGTCAAGATAACCACTTACTGCTGAAACATCTGCTAACAATTCTTCTGTTACAGGCAAGAATGAGCCAATCTTACGAATGTTCTCTGTTTGCTCTGTAAAAGCAAGTGCGTTTTCGCCAAGAGCTGAGCCTTCAGCAGTTGCACTTGAGTTGTTTGTGAATGTAGTTTCTTCAAGATACTTGTATTGGTAAGTATCTGTTGTGATTGTGTCAATTAAATCAATAACAGTTTGTGGGTTTCTCAATGCAGTAGGAACGATTAAATCGCTTCTTGTTACTGCTGGTGGATAACCTGTTTCTGTTAAAGTTGTTTTTAATTCGACTTGTGGATTCCACTTGAGTTCTGAATTAATGTTCTTTTGTCCATTATCCATAAAACTTTTGTAAGCACTAGATTCTATGAGTTGCTCTCCGAGAGTTTTTCTCCCTACTTCTTGCTTCTCATTGTGAATTGGCATTGATTTTACTTCTTTGCCTTTTTCCAATGCTTCTTCAAGTCTTGCTTCTTGAATTTCCATTGCATTTAATTCATTAACTTTTTCATTAAGTTTCTCAATTTCGATATTTCTATCTTCAATAGCTTGTTTTTTCTCTTCTTAGATTTCTGAGCCACCTTCAAAGGCGTCCTTCATCTCTTTAACTGCTTCAAATTGAGTTTGTCTTAATGCGTGGAGTTCCTGTGTGAGTTCGTTTAATTTACTCAACTTTATCTCCTTCATTAATTATGCCTTGACTTCTTGCCAAGACTTCTTGTGTATTAAGCCAAAGTGCGTCAATATTATCTTTAGGTTGCTCTGCTTCTTCTTCTCCAAGTCCAAGTATTGAGTCTAAATCGTTATAGACTTCTTGGATTCGGTCTTGAATCTGCATAAGAGATTCTTGGGCAGACTTTGACAATGTTTTGCCTTTTTGTATTCGCAAAGAAGTAAGTTCTTTTGCTCTATCAATGAAGTTGTTAATTGTGATAAGCACATTATCAGCTTCATCTGTGAATCTAAGACCTGATTCAACACCTTTTACATCTTTTTCTTTTTGTTCTTTAACTGCAACTGTGTAAGTTGATTGGTTTGCACCAACAAGAACAGGCGATACTTCAAATACTGTTGCTGATTTGATGTACCTTACATCTTGTGATTGTCCGTCTTTTTGGAATGTTCCTTGTTCTGCGTCATCAACTTGGAATCCAAAAGACCATTGTTGCAAATCTCCCATAGCTTTTACAATCTCATAGGCTTCTTTGCCACTCTCTGATGACATTATGAACTCGCCTTTGAATGTTGCTTTGTCATCATCTTGAACAATGCGACCTTTACCTATTGGATTCTCCCACTTGTGAGACCAAACCATTGGTACTTCACCTTCTAAACCTTTAAATGATTTTAGAGAGTTTGGTAAAACTACATCTCCGTCTGAATCTACATTATTGAATACAGAAAAAACTGCTTCAACTTTACCTTCTGCTTCGTTATCTAAAGCAAAGTCTATTGACTTAAATTCTTTGTCCATTATTCTTCTTCCTTTGCCATATCCATAGCAACTTCGTGTAATGCTTTTTCTTTATAGTTTTTTGTAATTTTAACAAGCTCTCCTTGTTCAACTAACCAAGAAATACTTTTTTGTGGAATATCTTTTTTGCCAACAACTTCTCCTTTATCAAAGAACTTGTCTTTAACTGTAATTCCGTTTACTACTTCATACATTATGTAATTATCTCCACGCTAAATTCTACGCCTAAGTAATCAATACTATTTACAGTATAAACACCATAATTAGACGCTTCAACAACTCTAACTGAACTTACTGTACCACCTAAAGTTGTATCGCCTTCAATAGCTGATTTTACACTATTTGCACCACTTGTGTCGAGGTATGCGTCTAAAGAATCTTGTGATAGTTCTGCGTCCACTCTTGAAACATACATATAGATTGGAATGTTGTAAATGTCTGAGCCACGAGACATTGTTGAATCATATTCCAAAGAACTCATAACACCAACAACTGCCGTTGGTGGCTCAATAGAATCAGGTACAAAAGAATAAACACTTAGTCCTGTAATTGTTGCTAATCGAGTTTTTAATCCGTCTCGTATGTTGGATAAACTTGCCATAACTCTTACTATAACAAACTTTTTGCAGATAGCTGACGCTTCGGAGTTGATTGCTGAATGAATGAAACAAAGCGTCAGCTTCTTATCTGCGTTGAATTAAACAGGGTATTTGATATTCAACTCTTTTATCTTAGTACAAAAATAATTTAATTATCTTCTCCAAACAAATCATCAAAACATTTAGGGTGTGAGCCTGAGATAATCTGTTCCCATTCAGATACATCTAGGTAAGGGAAGTATTCTCTCACTTCTTTGCGTGGATTATCCCACATAAATTCGTGCCAATCCTTCCTAATGACTTCTACTGTTCCTTCTTGGCTACAGATAATACATCTCTGCGTTGGAACAGTTACAATGTCATCTTCAACAAATCTATTCATATACTGAGTTGTAGTCAAAGTCTGTTTCTGTTCTTGTAGGCTAAGATGACCTTGACAATTTTTTTCTTTAGGACATCTGCAATTAGTTATCATCTTTTAACTTCAGCTCTCTGATTTCCATATTCATATTTGGGTGTATGCCTTTTAAATCACATTTAGCCTTCTCCAAAGATTCTTGCCAACTATTTACTATGTATGTTTTTTTTCCTACAAAAGTTACTTCGTACTTCATTATTGTTCTTCCCTTTTTATTAATCCTATTTCTAATTTTCTTTTGAGCAGTAATCTCTCAGCTAGGTCAATTTGTTCTTTTGATTCTAGGTGTTGGAATAGTTGCTCTAAGTTTTCAAAGATTGTCATTGTTTCAACTCCACATCATCTCGTCCAATTTCTTCTTCGCATATTAGACATTCAATAGCTGACCAAGACAAATGTGTAACTTCTAGTTCTTTAATACACTTTGGACAATCAAACTTAAATGTCGTTCTCTTTTGGTAAATCATTAGGAAGCCTTGCGATTCTTCCTGCTTGTAGTTTGATACTTCAATGCTCTACCTTTTGCTTTAGATTTAGCTTTACGCCTTTGGTGTCTGTTCATATCAGTTACCTAATTTGTAATCGCTTGGCAAAGAAAAATTTACTATGATTCTCTGCCTAATAGATTCTTTATTAGCTATCCACCATTTGTGGCTTTTTATTTGTTCTTCTTTATGTTTCATTCTTTATCTCCTTTATCCTAACGGTGTCCAAGTTAGGACAACTCGAAATCTATCCCGTCTTGAATATATTTCTTTGCGTTTAACTCAATCGTAATATCTTCTAGTAAATTAGATTCTTTTAAAAGGATTCTTAAACCACTAAGTGTCTTAAGGGCGTCTCCTAAATTATTAGTAACTTCATTACTACCTATTACAACTTTGAACTTACCTGTAAATTCATAAGTATCTCTTACTGTTTCTTCTAGTTTCATATCAACTCCTTTTCATAAATAATCAACTTAGTTGGATTGTAATTTACGATTTTATGATTGTCAATCTTTTATTATAGAAATCTCTGATTTGCAATCTTAGATTGTTTCTACTACCATTCAGTATGAATGAAAAATATAGAAGGAGTTGAATTGAAAAAATTTACTTATCAAGTCTTGAAATCTTTTAAACAAGATTACACAGACATTCAAAACTTCCGAGACGCAGAACTTGTCTTGGAAGATACTATCGAGCTTGATTGCTCAGGATTTGCAAATCCTAAAGAAGTCCTTTGGGCTTGGACAATCAGAGAAGCTCGTATCTATAACAAAAAAAGAACAGAGCAAGAGACAAAAGAGTTCGCTTACTTTGTTCGTCAAAAACCAATTAGAAATCTTCAGAAGGGAGAAGAAGAATAATGGAAGATAAATTAGAAATGCAAGACGCACTATCTAATCTTTTAGAAGCTGATAAAAGATTAGATTTAATTGACGGCATAACTTACAGTAAGTTGCTCGATATTTTATTAGCACTTGATGAAGAAATAGCAGACGCAGAAGAAGGAGAAAAAGAATGAGTGAATATAAAGCCGTGTGGCAAACATCTACTTTATGGGATAGAGCAAGAAACCCATTAGGTCAAGTAACAGGTATTAGCAATCAAGAAGTGATTACTGATAAAACAATATCTAAAGGTAAAACACTAAGTCAAATCAAAAAAGGTTATGACTTAGATTCTTTTGGATTGTGGAGTAAGAATATTCCTGACATTAAAAAACTTAAAGTTGGAGATACAATTTTTATTCCTCACTTTGTTGGTCGTGCTACTTATGATGACGGTGCTTTTGTTAGTGGCTCAGTTGAACTTAAAGTCAAAGAGTTGAGAACAATAACTGAGACAAAAGAAACTATTAGCTCAACAGGTGCTAAGCAAGTTTCTAAATACATTAGAAATTATGTATCAGTTGAATACCATACAGGAACAAAGTTCTACTCTTTGTTCCATTCTTCTAAAAGAAGAAGATATGGCAGATACTATCGTACTGAGAAGAAAAGAACTTTTTGGTTAAACCAATATGCTCTTTTTAATCTTTACCTAATGGACGGTGGAATGTGTCCACTAAAGCGTAACGGATATAATTGTATGGTTTGCGATAAATAGTTCACACTTAATCGGATTGGAAGCCCACCGTTCATTCGGTGGGTTTTCTTTTATCGTTTAAAAAATTTTTTTGCTTACTGTTAAATCGAAGGTTGGATAACTTCGTCAGGTCTTGGCTCACGATAGATTACATTACAACGACAGTTCACAGTTTCTTTAGCTGACAAGTTTGGTGCTTTAGGATATAAAGCCTTTTCGCTTCCAACAGTAAAGTAATCATCTTGTCCTACGACTTGACCGTCAGCAGTAATATGCGAATCTCTTGAGTTGTTAAATTGAGTCTGCCATTCTTTTACAGTAATGAGTCCTGATTTCTCAACTGCGTCATATTGACCAAACTGACTTAACGCACCACCTTCAGTTCTTGCAATCGTAGAAGCTCTACCCATAAACTTCTTTGGTAGGACATTCTCAACTTGTCCTGTAATATATTCATAGAGATTATCTCCATACAAGCCTAGCTCTGTTCCTTCATCAATGGCTCGTCTTAAAGTTCTATTCAAATTAGCTTTAGTAGTTTTAGCTAAGTCAGGCAAAACAGAATCTAACCTATCATTGACAAACGCAACGGCTTGTCGATTATAACGAGTTCTAGGAATCGGAGAAGTAGCACTCGGTATCACATCTCCACCACGAAGTCGAATCGGATAGAAACCTTCATTCACAACTTGGTTACGAGTTTTCCTTCTATTCTTGTAAGTATATAAATCCGTATCTTCTAATTCAGAATATCCTTTAAGAGATTCAGGTAAGAGAATACCAAATTGGAATAGCTCAAAGTCATAGACTTGTGATAAGTAGATATCATACAAATCTAGTTTCCATTCATTCGTAGTATCATCTATTATCTTATTTAAAATCGGAGATTCTCCTCTCAAAACAAAATTTTTGTACGCAGTGTTGTCTCTCCCACGCACCATACTTCTCGTGATTTTTTGAAACTGACTACGTAACAAACCGACATAGTAATCCGTATACCACCGTTCCCAATTCCGTAGCATAGCGTCATAGTTCCGATAGATACCTTGCTTTACTTCCGTAGATGTAAGACGACTTGTTCTGTATTCTGTATCTGCTTGTTCCCTTAGCTTATGCCTACGCACTAGTTCTGAAGCTGACTTCTCTACTTCGTCTCTCTTGTTCATAGCTCGTACTAACTTACTACTCCACCTTTGTCCTGCTGACCCACCCCAAAGTTTCCAAGCAATAACTCCATTAGTAGCTCTATCAGTTCTTCCTGCGAGGAAGTCTCTTGAGTCTTGTGTCTGTAAATCTACTTCGTGGCGTGGGAAGTATTTAGCTATGTGTCGTACCTTCTCAGGACTAGCCTTTGTATTGGAGACGAGATACCTAGCAGTACCTAAACCAACCGATGTACCACCCCTGCCAAACTCAGCACGGAGTCGTAGTCCTTGTTCGGCTTGTGCCTTAACTCCTTTAGGTATCGAGAAATCCAAGTCATCATACTTTCCTTTTTTATCACTTCCACTTACGCCTATATCCACATTTCGACCAACAACAAACTCCTCTATATCTATCTCCGTATTAAAGACAAACTGTCTTATATCCGAAACACTATCTTCAAAGATATAACTATCTATCTGTTCTTCCGTATGTTCTTCTCCGTATATATCAGTAAGAGTATGCTGAGTATCTATTGCGAGGTTTTTCTTAGAGCTAAGTGGGTGGTTACTAGGTAACAAGTCTGTATCGTAAGGAGTTCTTTTAAACTTCCCTGTTCTTAAAGCGTATAGTAATCCATTGACTCTTGCTAAAGCCCATTGGTCTGCTGACCTTACATTACCCCTAACACTAGAAGGATTACTTCTATATGCACCTACTCCACGCTTAAAACACGCTTTTAACATTCTTAATGTAGCTCTGTATCTAGGGTCTTTACTGTTATGTTCAGTAACTTTATCTTGCAAGATTCTCTCTATTCGAGCTGAAACTTGTTTCATCTCATCTCTAAAATCATTTATCTTGCGTAGTCTAGATACTTCTATCTCTACTGTTCTATCTGTTTCAGCGTGTGAGCCATTATCTAATATTGCCCAAACCTTTATTCTTGCAGTTTCATCTTCCCTGTTAAGACTAGATATTACACCGTGAACTATTGAATCTTCTTGTGGTGGTTTTGGTATAGACCAACTAACCGTATCGCCTATACTTAAATCTTCAAGCCGTGCCATAGGTTGTTCTATCAGCAGGTCTTTGGTTTTCTTCTAAAGCCTGTTCATATCTCTCGTGAGTAGAACAAGGCATATAAACTGTATTACCGTCTCTGTCTATAGTATGTGTACCTTCACAACCTAATTGTTCTGCTCTAGTCTCAGCTTCTTCTTCTGTCGAATACATATCAGTTGCAACCATATCTTTTGGATTATCACTAAATCTCATTATCTGTCTAAGTCTTATCTCTGCGAGTTCTTTAGTTGCATAGCAACCCATATTCCTACCTGTCTCTGTTATTACACAAAACTCTCCGTCTATCTCTTTAACTACCTTAAACTCTGCACCACCAAATCCTGCTTCTGAGATTGCTTCAGGTACTTCATCTGTTTGTTCTTCCTGTTGTATTGACGCAGGTTGATAGTCTCTAAGCATATTGGCAGGTACAGATACCTTCTCAGCAGGAAGTAAATACACATCTTGTTCTGTTGTAGTAGGTAATCCAACGCTTTGTCTTGCTTCTGCTACTGTAACCCAACCACCTTGTACTGCTAAGTTCATTCTCTCGTAAATCTCATTTGTATCTGTTTGCAAAGCTCTTATGTCTGTAATATCAAATC